GTCCAGCTTGCCGGAGATGACGCCGAGCTGGTAGACTTGGTCGTCAGAAGATACGCTCATAACTAATTGAAAACCCTCAGGTTATCAGGCCACTCTTCGTGCAGTGACGAAGGAGTTGGCGAGGATGGTGGTGAACTGGCCGGAGGTGACCGAGGCATAGCGCAGGGTCAGGGAGCCGGCGGTGGGGACGTTGACCATGCCGTTGATGGTGGTCGGACGGGCGGTCGAGGTGGGCTGGTTAAAGACAGGCGACAGGGTCCCCGAGTTGATCCTCAGGTTCGCCCCGTCGGTACTCCTCACCACCGCTTCGATGGTCGCGCCCGAGGGCAACAGGAGCTGGTACTTGGACCCAGCCGCGCCGTTGCACTGGCCGACGACATGGATGTCGAAGACATACACGCCGGGCTCCAGCGTCAGGGTGAGACCGGTGGATTGGAAGGCCACGGTGGATTGGGAGATCGTCGTCGCCCTGCGGGACACCATAGGCGCCCACGAGGCGGCGTTACCGGCGGACGTGAGGGCCGCAGCGGCGTGCGTGGCGGCCTGGTCCCGGTAGCCCATCGTCTGGTCCCTGAGGGCCGTTACGGTGGCCACACGGGTCCCTGCGAGGTCCGCGGCTACCTCAGCTTCCCCGAGGGCCGCGAGGGCGCTGGCGAGGTCTGCTGAGGCGGCCAGGGCGGCAGCGGCGGCGGAGGCGGCCGGTCCCTCGACGAGGTCGGCCAGCTTGGCCGGGCAGGCCACGAGGTAGGACGTCCCGTCGGCCGCCGTGAGGGGATACCGGCCGTCATCGTTCGGACCCCCGGTGGGGGTTCCGGCGAGCCACGCCTTCATCTCGACCTCGCGGGTGCGCCACAGGTCAACCAGCTCAGATACCTGAGCGGCTAGGGCGGCGTCACTCATGCGACCTCCGGCTTGGGGTGGGCGTCCTTGACGGACTGAATGTGGGCGGACAGGGCGGCCATCTTCTCGGGCCTGCCAGCGGCAGCCTCGGTGAAGGCTTCGAGCTGGCGGTCGATGGGCCAGACGTCTAGGATGGCCTCGCGCCTCAGGTCCGCGTAGGTGACCTCAGGGGTGACCGAGGGCGCCGGCACCAACTCCCCGTCGACCACCCGCGCGCCCGGCCCCGGGTTACCGGAGACAGGCAGCAGCCGATGGTTGGCCGGGAGGTTGGCGCAGGCGAGCCGGCGGGTCCCCTTGATGGTCTTGACGATCTCCCCGGTGTCCCGGCTGTAGATCGCCCAGTGTCCCCGGGGGGACTGCTTCATCGCTTCATCTCCATGACGAGGAACGACTTGCCGGCGTCAGAGACGGGCAGGGACGAGGTGTTGGTGTCGCTCTGGCCCCAGACCTTCACCGTGTGGGTGCCGGCCGGGTAGGTGCCGACGTGGGTGAGGGTTATGGTGTTGGCCTGCGAGTTGCCGTTGCCGCGCGCCGAGGCCCTAGCCACAGCCCCGTACTTCACGTAGCCGACCCCCGGGATGTTCACGACCGTCGGCTCAGGGCCGTTGGTCAGGCTGATCTCGGCGAGGTTGGCCCCGTTCCGGTTCCACTGGATGATGCCGCTCCACTGGATCATCACCTCCCCGATCCCTGAGGACTCGAAGGTGAAGGCGTCCAGCTCGGCGAACTCGTCCTGGGTGGACGTCCAGAAGGGGATTTGCACGATGCTGTCGTTGACCTGGGCCTGCAGGTTGGACACCGCGTTGGCCACGATGCTCTCAGTGCGGACCTTCTGGCCGGAGACGTATAGGTTCCCGCCCGACACCTCGAAGACCGGGGTGTCGCTCGTGCCGTTGAAGACGCGGAACTTGTCGGCGGTGACGTCGAAGTAGGACGTCGTCGTGCCAGCGCCGCCCACGGTCTGCAGCTTGAGCCCGGCCACCCGCCCGTTGACATCCACGGTGACACCCCAGGATGCCGAGAGGGCTCCTGAGATGCCGCTGAGGGTGGACGCCTGTGTCGAGACGGTAGCCGACAGGCCACCGTAGTCGGACGTCAGGGTGCTGATCTGGGAGGTGAAGGTGCTGTCGGCAGCGGCCCGCGCGGTGGCCTCAGCGGTGATGGCGGCGGTGTTGCCGCTCACAGTCGCCGTGAGGGCGCTGATGCTGGACGACAGGGCGCTGTCAGCGGCGGCGCGGGTGCTGGCCTCAGAGCTGATGGCGGCGGTGTTGCCGGCCACAGTGGAGGTCAGGGCGCTGATGCTGGACGACAGGGCGCTGTCGGCCGAGGCACGGGTGCTGGCCTCCGTCGAGATCGCCGCGGTGTTTCCGGCGACCGTCGAGGTCAGGGCGCTCAGGCTGGTGGCCAGCGCGTTGTCCCCGTCGGCCCGGGCCAGAGCCTCGTCGACCACAGCGGCGGCGGCGTCAGAGGCGACGACCAGAACGCTCTCGATGTCCGAGGCCAGAGCCTCGTCAGCGTCGGTGCGGGCTGTCGCCTCATCGACCACCGAGGCGGCGACGTCGTCCACGTTGGATTGGACGGTCTCGATCTGGGTGGCCAGCGCGTTGTCGCCGTTGACCCGGGCAGTGGTTTCGGCGGCGATGGCGGCCCCGGCCTCACCACCCCCGGCGTCGAGCGCGGTGAAGCGTTCGGCCAGCGTCTCGGTCGGAGAGACCCTTACGGTGGAGGTGTCGAGGATGAAGGCGGTGCCGGCCAGGTTCTTGGCCCCGATGAGGGACAGGGTGCCGGCGAGGGCGGTGTCGCCTGCGGCCCGGGCGGTCGCCTCGGTCTCCACAGACGCAGCCACGTCGCCAACCTCAGCGGTCAGCTCGGTGATGCTCTCGGCCAGAGCCTCGTCCCCGTCGATGCGGGCCGTCTGCTCGGTAAGGATGGACGCCGCGTTGTCCCCGTCGGCGGCGCTCAGGGCGCTCAGGCGGGTGGCTAGGGTCTCCGTGGGGGAGACCTTCACGGTGGCCGTGTCGAGGATGAAGGCGGTGCCGGCGAGGTTCTTCGCGCCCAGCAGGGCCAGCGTGTTGACGATGGAGGTGTCCGCTTCGATGCGGGCCTCCTGCTCCTCAAGGATCAGGGCCGCAGCGTCTCCCTCACCGGCAGCGGCGATGAGAGCGTCGACCTCCGTGCGGAGCCCGTCGACCCGGAGGGTCTGCTCAATCATCGTCGAGGCCAGCGCCTCAGCGTCGGTGAGCTTGTCCTGCAGGTCGGCGAACAGGTCGCTGTCCAGGATTTCGAGGACGAGCTGGTCGGCCACCGTGGCGGGGTCCGTGATGACCCCGAGGTTGTCCCCGAGGCGGACTTGGGCGTCCTTGAGGGCGCCGTTGTAGAGGTCCGTCAGCTCCTGCTGAGCATAGGTCAGCTGGAGGACGGCAGTGTTCAGGTCGTCGGCGGTGAGGTTCGCGCCGTCTTCGTATTGGACGAGGGGGGCGTCGACCGGCGTCTGCCGGTAGAGCTGCACCCGTGCCCCCTCCCCAGGTATGGTCAGCGTCCGTATCCGGCTCGCGGTGATCCATACAAACGGGGAGGGGACCCCTCGCACCAGACACTTTACGTGTTCCGGCCGCAGGTAGGGGAAGGTGAGATCGAACTCACGCTGTCCCGAGGTCGCGGTATAGACCACGCGGGTCTGGTAGCTCATGGGCGGATTACTCCAGTGCTAGGGCCTCCCTGAGGGTGGCCAATTCAGGGTCTTCTAGGTCGACCCCATAGGAGCGAGCGGCCTTCTGGGCTTTGCCCCAGTTGAGGTCGCGGGTGAGGACTTGCTCCTTGAGCCGGGCAGCGCCCGTGCGTCGGACCATGTCGCTCATGTAGACCCCGCTGTCGGGGTCCTTGACCGCCGCCGTGCCCCAGCGACGGAACTTGGTGACGGTCTGCTTGATGGCGTACTCCCGCCGCAGCGGGTCCATCTCGCGGTACTCAGGCGTCTGGACGAGTGCCCTGAGGCTCTCCTCCATGTTCATGCCGGTCTCCTCGTCGGTGACCAGTTGGCCCTGGACCTCAAGCAACCGCGAGTATTCCTGCGGTGTGATGTCCTCGCCGTTGAACTTCCTGTTGGGCTTGTCGATCTCGAAGCCCGGCACGTCACGCGCAAGCTGCACCAAGGCTTTCCCGAGGGGATCGGTCTTTTCCTTGGTGACCCTGTAGGCCTGCAGCGGACCACGCTCGCCCTCCTGACGGATCATCAGCCGGCCAAGGAAGTCCCGCTGGGCGGGGAGGGTCTTGGTCAGCAGAGGGGTCAGGGCCTTGAACTGGTCAAGGAAGGAACGCGCGTCACGCATGACGGGGTCGATCTCGTAGGCGACAGAGCGCGCCAGCGAGGAGCCGGGGACCGCACGAGGAACGAACGCCTTGGCGACACCCCTGCCCGCCTGCTCAGCCCGCTTCTGCGGGTCCTTGGAGGCGTACTTGGGGTTCAGCGTGTCGAACAGCTCCTGCAGGTCTTGCAGCATCGACATCGAGAACACGGTCGACGAGATGGCCGACAGGGTGATGCCGACCAGAGCGGTGGCGCTGTCGTCGTCGGCGTCGTGGTGACGCAGCGCGTTGGCCACGTCGGACACCACGCCGAGCATCTCGGCCACCGGAGACAGCGGCCGGTACTGCAGCCACTCGCCGTTCGGGAGCTTGATCGAGTACGGCTTGACGCCGGCCTGCTGCTCCATCGTGGTCTGAGCGCCGACCAGGTCGCCGTTCGCCCACATCATCCACGCCCAGCCCATGAGGGCCGTGCCGGTGGCGAGCTTGGACAGCACGAGGTCAGCCTCAGCGCCACCCCGGGCCAGCGCCCGCTCGCTCTCATCGGCGAACGTCCGGTAGGCCTTGAGGGCGTCACGGTTGTCCTTGAGGAGGAAGGCGATGGCCGGGTTACGGTCCACCAGCCCGGCTCGCAGGAGGTTGAGCGGGGTCTTGACGAAGTTGGCGTAGAGGATGCGGATGGCCGGCATCGCCCGGAGGGCGGCGTCGATCTTGTTCACGATCTCGCCCGACTTCTGGAAGGTCAGCAGGCGGGCGTGGTCCATGGCCATCGCCTTGTGGTCGATGGACTGCAGGATCATCGCCATCTCGTCCCCACGGGAGCCCGCCTCGAATTGCCCCTTGGGGTCGAGGTCGTTCTCCTTGAAGTACGCCTTGGCGATGTCGAAGGCTTCCGCCGTCGGGTCTTCCTGCAGGGCCTTGAGGGTCGCCTCATAGACGGTCGCGGCTTTCGCCGGGTCCGCCATGCGGGACTTGAAGTAGGCCTCGCGGTGGGCCAGCGCGTTGAGCTGCATCCGGCGACCGATGGTCTGGTACATGGCATCCGCGGCGACCGACGGGCGATACCCGAGGGTGCGGACGGCGGAAAACAGACCCGAGAGGGTCACGTCCACCAGCGTCCCCGGCTTGTACCAGTTTCTCGCCCAGCCAGCACGACGCTCGGCCGTGATCTGGAAGGGGATGAAGTTGGCCATGGACCCGACGAGTTGGTGGCTCTCCAGGTCCTGCACAGGGCCGCCGCGCTTGAACGCCTCGAAGCCAGCCGCCAGCCCCTCCATGAGGGATTGCTGGATACCGCCGACGTAGGCGTTGGCCTCGGCCAGAGTGACCCGGTCGTTGGTCCGGGCCGGCGTCAGTTGACGGGCAGCGCCCACCCCGACCGCGATGTACCGCTCCGCGACCGAGAAGGCCGTGACCAGAGGGGTACCCACGGCGTTCCTGAGGTGGGTCGTGAAGCCCGACAGCAGGTTGCCGGTGGCGTAGTAGGCCAGGTACTCGGAGACGCCCCACTTTCGCATCTTGCGAAGCTCGTCGCGCATACGGGTGGAGCCACCCTTCTTGTAGCCCTCGCGGAGCTTGCCGACCGCGTCCTTGAGCTTGGTCGGGTCGAGAGGCTTGCCGCCGTTGACGGCGTCGGCGAGGTCGTCCATCACGGCCTGCATCAGGTCGTTGTTCGCGCCTCGGGGACGGCGGATGCGCTTCATGTAGTTGAGCGCGCGGGCCACCTCAGAGGTCGCGCCGGCCGCCATGCTGTCCATGAGGACGGTACGCTCGACGGCCCCGGCGAAGTCCGCAAGGTCCTGGGCGTTGTACTCGCCGTCGGTCAGCTTGGATTGCAGCTTGTCGAGCTGGTCCATGAACTGCCGGTCGCTGTCGAGAGCGGCTTCGACCAGAGCGCCAACCCGGGCGGAGATGCCACCTTCCTTGACGACGTCCGCGTGGGTCTTGGCCATCTGGGACAGGCTGGTCCCAAACAGGCTCTTGAGCTTGTCGGTGTCGGCCCAGCTGCGAGCCTTGTCGCCGGCCCGGTCGTAGACGTCCTTGAAGGTCTCGGCCAGCGCGTTGATGAAGCCGTTGATCTTCTCGGGCTCGTCCTTGAACGAGTCCCAATCGACGTACTTGCCGTTGACGTGGATGCCCTCGGCCGCCGGATCGACCCCGTCTTCCAGCCTGCGCAGGAAGGCGCGGACCATCTCGGGCTTGATGTGGGACCGGAGCTTGTCGATGTGGTTGATGGCCGCCTCGCGCCGCTCCTTGGACCGGATGCGTCCCCAATCGTAGGTGTCCCACGCATCGCCAGCCCCGGCAGAGCCGGAGGCCTCGGCCTGGGTGGCCAGAGCGGTGCCGGTGTCCTGCTTGGGGGCAGCCTCAGGTCCATCCATCCTAGGCCCGGGGGCGTCAGGAGAGAGAACCTCAGGGGTCGGGCGGGTCGGAGCCTTGGGCAGCTCGGCGACCGTGTCGAGGGCGTCGTCGTACTTGGCGCCGTCGATGGTGTAGAGGGTGGGGATGTCGGCGTGGGACAGAGCCGGCATGGCCAGGTCGTCGGCCACCTCCAGCACATCGGCGGCGGCGCGCTCGGGCGTAGCCTCGAAGCGGCCCTTCCACTTTTTCAGGCCGAGACCCACGAGGTCCCCGAGGCCCGAGAAGGTGAACCCGGCGGCTGCCGAGAGGAGCGTCTGGTCGACCCGGTAGTCCTCTTGGACCCCGCTGGCCGTAGCCGACTGCTGCGCCAGAAGGTCCGCCGCACCGCTGGTGCCGGCGACGGACAGGGCGCGGACGATGACCGTGCGGCCGAAGCCGATCCAGTTGACGGGGTCGACCGCTGAGCCGACCACGACACCGCCGAGAGCGGCAGCGCCTTGCCCAGCCTTGCCGAGGAAGCCACCCTCGGACTCCCAGAAGGGGTCCCGTTCGGAGATGGCGTCAAACTCGGCGCGGCGGGTCTTCTCGTCCTCGACCATGTCGCGGGAGAAGGAGGCGACAGCCTTGCCCTCACCCCCGCCCAGGCGGTTGACGATGTTGCTGGCGGCGCCGACGATGCCGCCCACGGCGCGGGCCGGGTTCAGCTCGTCGAGGATCGTCCGCTTGCTTCCGTCGGCGTTGAGGCCGGCGAACGCCATCTCGGTGATACGCTGGTCGCCGCCCTCGCGGAAGCCGGTGCGGAAGCCTTCGGCAATCCAGCTCCGGTTCCACGTGTCGGACACGTTGTCCATGAACCGCTCAAGACCGCCCCGCTTTCCCCGAGCGTCGGCCCGGGTGATGGCAGCGGCGGCGAGGGCTGACCGCTGGTGAGGGGCTTGGCCTCGATAGGCGGCGATCTTGCGACGCGCCTCCTCTTCCGTGGTCCCGTCCGGCAGCTCGAAGCGTTGCCCTTGGGACTCAAAGATCAAGGCCATTGGCCCTCCTAGTCTAGCTTGATGACTTTCCCACCACCCTGCGCGGCGCCCTTGAGGCCGTAGCCGCCGCTGGAAGCGCCGGGTCCGAGGCCGAAGGTCTTGGCGTAGGTGAGGGTTTCCTGAGCAGCGACCCACGGGTCGTCGCCCTTGGCGATGCGCTGCCGGTAGGCAGTGACGATGTTGACGTAGGCGCGTTGCTGCGCGACCGAGCCTTCCTTCCCGGGATCGAGAGAGGAAGCCACGAAGGCGTAGGCCTCGCGCTGCGGGACCGGCGCCTTGATGCCGAACGTCCCGCCTCCGCCGCCGGCTGAAGCCCGGGCCTTGGCCGCGTTGTTCTCAGCCTCAATGTCGGCGCTGATGCCCCGCATGAAGTCGATGTAGGCACGTGTGGCGGCCCGCCCGGTTCCGAAGCGGCCCTCTTTGTAGGCAGTGGCGACCTCGCCCCGGAAGGAACGAGGCTCCGCGCCTGGTTGGACCATCCGCTTCTGGAGGTCGAGGATGTAGTCCTCATTGGCCTCGCCATCGAGCGTCTGGGTCCGAAGGTTACGCATGGCGCTGAGCCAGCCCAGCCCGACGTTGACGTCGATCTTGCCGGCCTTGATGTCCGCCTCGATCTTGTCAGAGACGTCGATGCCTTCTTCCGCAGCGGTGAACCATTCGAGCGACACCTTGTCCTCGTAGTCCTGCTTGACCTTGCGGTCGCGGGCCTCGGAGGCGTTCTCGGCCTGGGCCTTGGCGTTCATCACGAACTGCCGCTCGACCGCCGACAGGCTCGGCGTCTTGCCGTCGCCCTGCTTGGCGTTGAGCAGCTCGTCCAGCACCTCGGGGTGCGGGTCGTCCGGGTTGACGGAGAAGGCGATGGCCGCGTCGAGGATCGTCTTCTTGGCCTCGGCCGGGGAGGCCGACACAGGCAGCGCCTGCCGATACAGGCCCTCGAAGTCGAGAGGCTGGCCGGTGGCCAGGCGGGCTTGCACGTTGCCCTGTAGGGCCTCGCGGGCCTCCGTGTCGGTGCGCGCCTTGATGCCGGAGAGGATGTCCTGCTGACTCTTGGAGCCGAACGAGGACAGCCGTTGGGCCTGCTGCAGGCGCACCTCGGCGTCGGGGATGCCTTCGGTGGTCTCGGCGATGAACGCTTGGAACTTCCCGAGGACCATGGCCTGCACCTCGTCGGGGTCGCCCCCGGCGTTGATGGCATCCTCGGCTTCGTTCTGCACCTGAGCGGCGAAGGCGTTGAAGTCGCGCTCTGCCTTGATGCTGTAGAAGGCCGAGGAGTAGGCCTTGTTCCCAGCCCGGGCGGGGTCCATCTCCTTGCCGGAGGCGGCGTCCATCGCGCCCTGGGCGGAGCGTTCCTGCTTCTGCTGGGTGGCGAGGGCGTCCACGGTGGGCTTGACTGCCTGAGGCAGCATACCCAGCGCGCGGCGCAGGCTCTCGCCTTGGGGGTCCCCGCGCACGGCGTTGCGCATACTGGCGGCAACCTCCACGTCAGGGAGGCTGGTCATCCGCCGCTCGGGGAGGATACCGTCACGGTTGGTCGTCGGACGGCGGGACGTCGTTATCCGCCCCTGAGCGGTCGAAAGGTCGGCCATAGGGTTTCCTTAGGTGGGTCTGCGGGTGGTGGTGCTGGTCCCGCTCGTCGAGCTGGAGCCGACCCCGCCGGAGGTCGCAGGGTTAGACCGGGGGATTTGGAAGGAGCCGCCCATGTTGGCGTAGCTGGAGGTCGCGCCGAGGGCTGCCTCGCCAAGCGTCACCGTGTCGATGCGTGAGAGCATGGAGTCGGCTTCCGATTGGGTGGACCTCTGGCCGTACCTGAGGTTCTGCTGGACGCGGTCCTCGAACAGCTCTTGCTGCATCAGGCTGTCCTTGAGCAGGAGGTCGATGGACCCGCCAAGCTGCAGCCCGGCTTCGCCGGCCGCCACTTTGATGCGGGCCTGTTCGCGGCGCATATCGCGCAGGCGGTCGTTGATCTCCGCAGTCGCGGTCGCCCGCTTCTCTTCCTGCTGGATTTTGAGCTGGGCTCGGACGGCGTCGGCCTGCGCGTCCGCGCTTTCGTTGGCCGAGACCGCGCCTGTCACCGCCGAGACGATGGAGACGACGGCGTAGACCCATGAGTAGCCGTCACACATCGGGCTTAACCTTCTCGAAGATGTAGAACAGCTCTCCGTTGTTGCCCCATTCTGGGAGAGCCTCGGTGACGCTGAACCCCAGCCACTCCAGCCAGCGGAGGGTCTTGGTGTTGCGGGCGTCGATGTAATTCCAGAGCTTGGGGTAGCCCTCGTGCATCAGATCCACGAACTCGTGGCAGCGGCGGGAGACGAACCGCTGGACAGCGGGGTCGTAGAGCTCGTCGGTCGCCAGGAACCACGCCTGCGCCTCAGCCTTGCCCACAGGGGCGCGGCCACAGAGGACGACAGGCTGGCCGTCCTTGAGGACGCACCAGCCACGGTCACTGTTGCACACTGACGAGAGGACCACGGAAGCGTGGTCGACCCGGTGGTTCGCCTCGATCTCCGCAATGTCCGAGGCCCGTAGGTAGATGGCGAGGTTGAACGCCCACTCCACCCACTGGACCTTCGGGACAGTGCGGAGGTCGATGACTTCGATCATATGCTTGCTCGGTTCCAGTAGAGCGCCTCCCACTCCGCCGACAGGAAGGTCGCGGGAGTGTGGGCGTCGTTGACGAGTTCGATCCGGGCCACGTCCGCCTGCCCATAGATTTGGAAGGCGTAGTCCCCGGAGTGGAAGACGGGTGACCCGAGGACCAGCGACTGAGCCCCCAGCACCTTGCCGGTGAAGTCGGCGATCTTCCCGGGCAGCACCTCCTCGGTGGCCGGGTCGGTGCCGTAGGGGGCGACGACGGTCTTGAAGTAGGCGGTGTCCCGGTAGTTGACCGTGAAGGTCCTCAGCTGGGTCCGCCCGGTGGTGACCGCGGTGCCGTCCTGCCGGCGCAGGTAGAGGGCCGAGAAGACGTAGCGGAAGGTGTACCTGCAGCCGCCCAGAAGGGGTCCTGCGGTGAGGTTGCCTGGCACCGACACGGACGTCGAGGACGCCCACGTGTAGGAGGTCGGGTCGACCACCGAGAGCGGGGTGCCAAAGGCGTCCGTCCGAACCAGCCGGAAGGTGTCCTGGTCGGGCGCGTAGGGCAGCGTGAAGGTGGTCCGCTGGGTCGTGCCGTTGTACGTCCCGGTGACCGAGGCAAGCCTGTCGAGGTGGACGGGATAGTCCACGCCCGGCGCGGTGGCCCCGGACTGCAGGCTCAGGCGCTCAAGGTAGAGGCCATCGGCTCTGCTGAGGAGCAGGTACAGGTAGCCCCCGAGGTACACCCCGGAGAGAACCGCGGCGTCGTCGAAGGTCCACCTGTGCCACGCCGACTGTGCCTTCTGGGAGTTGCTCAGCCAGTAGAACTGATAGACGTAGACCGAGCCCGGCTCGCTGTCGGTGAGGACAAAGAGGGCGTTGCGGTCCACCGCCGGGATCAACTTGCGGATACCTGAGGGGACATAGCGGGGGACGTGGGCGGTGATGTCGGAGGCGGCGGTGGTGTCGCTGTCGGACTGCCGGGTGTACTCGCGCATGACCGAGAAGCCATTGCTCTCGGAGGCGAAGTAGACCTCGGTGCCCATGGCGACCATGCCGGCCTTGGTGTTCACCTCGTAGCTGGTGACGGGGCGGATGGCGATGGTCGTCGGCCCGATGCCGCTCTCCCCGTTGGTCAGGGAGAACTGGGTCTGGTCGGACGACAGGATCAGTCCGTCGTTGAAGGTCACCACGTTCTTGAGGACCGAGACCTTGGTGGTCGAGGCGGCCACGGAGAGGACGTCGCTGTCGATGTAGTCGAGGACCGTCATCCGCCAGAAGTTGCCGAAGTCGCCGCTTCCCGACATGACGACTTGCTCGTCCACGAGGAAGGCCAGCCGGTTCTGATAGAAGAACACCCCCTGGATGGGGCGGCCGATGAAGGGTGGGTTCGGGTTGGAGGCGGTGTCCCCGACGCGGCGCGGAGCCCACGAGAAGGGGGCGAACGAGAAGGTCCCGTCGGCTTCCCGCACGAGGGCGTGGGGCATGGTGGACGCCTTGACGGCGTTCTTGAGCCCGGGCTTGACGGTCTCGTTCCAGGTCCCGCCGCCGAAGCGGACGTAGTAGGACTTGAAGAGGGTCTCGTCCGACCCGGCCACCTTGGCGATCTGGCCGTCCGTGGCGGTCTCCGGCAGCTTGTCGAAGGACTGCACGGTGTAGGCGATGGTCGTGGCGCCGGCAGAGTTGGGAACGTACTGATAGGCGTAGCCAGGCCCGTAGGCGTCCCCGTCGTCGATGCCGAAGGTGCGGTTGAGCCAGAGGTAGTAGTTGGGATCGGCGGTCTCGTCGGCCCCCTCAGGGTCCAGCTCGCAGACCTTGGTCCGGTTCACGACGAAGGTGTAGTCGGCCACCGTCACCATGGTGATCTCAGCCGCGTGGTCGGTGATGCCGGCCAGGTAGCCCCAGCCGTCGGGTGCGGTGACCGTCTTCTCGACGCCAGCGAAGTCGAAGACCCGCAGTTGGCCGCCACTGGCGACCACGACGTACCGCTCCCCGGTGTCCCGGTTGATCTCGTGGATGAGCGCATCGGACGGCGGGGTGGTGAACAGGCGGGCCACGTGTTCCGAGGCCGGCCGCTTCTGGAGACCGTCGGCCAGCGATGACCAGCCGTTATCCTGCAGCTCGCACTGCTCTGGCGCGCGGGCCAGTGGGGTCTGCTGAGAGACCCCGTTATGGAGGCTGGCGATAACGCCGCCGGTCAGGCTCATCTAGTATCGCCGGTTGTAGACCGACGCCCTCAGGCTGGGGTTTGCGGAGAACATATTGGTGTCGCGGGTGGCGCGCTCGGTGCGCAGCAGGGCAGCCCACGCCTTCATCTCGTCCTCGGCCTCATAGCGATCCTGCTGAGGCGAGCCGATGATCCGGCTCTGGAACTTGCGGGAGGCGGCGACGGCCACGTAGGCCTTGGCTGCTTCCGGCAGGTCATCGAAGGACAGCGCCCAGACGACCTTGCAGGTCAGGGCGTCGGTGAAGGTCCAACTGTTGGTGGTGGTGTCGTAGAGGCAGCGGCCCTCGGTGGGGTGCTGGCGCTCCACGATGCCCAGCCGCTTGTCGGCCGGGTCGAGCTTGAGGACACCCTCGGGCACCTTGAGGTAGCCGTCGATGTCCGGGGAAATTTCGTAGGCGGGGTCGGTGTTGAACGCGAACCCGTAAAGCTGCACATACCGTGAGACGCGCTCCAGCAGGGCGCGAGCGACGTTGACGTCACGGATGGCGGAAGTCGCCAGGGTGGATACCGGAGCCTGCCCGATGCTGGTCAGCATCTCGTTGACAGCGTCCAGCTCACTCATGGGGGTGAGGTAGGTCATCGGGGGTCCTGAGAAAAAGAAAGGGGGGACCAGAGGTTTCCCTCCAGTCCCCCACTTGGGTTGGCCTTAGTTGGCGGCCGAGCGCAGCTCCACGGCGCACTTGGTGCGCAGCGGATCGGTACCGACCATCAGGCGTCCGATCATCAGGTCACCCTGCTTCTCGGGCTGAGGCACGATCTGGGTCGACAGACCCTGCACCTCGGCGGTGGCCGCAGCCATCGGGGTCCACACGACACCACGGGTGTTCGTGAAGTTGGCCCGGTACTTCGACGGCAGCGCCGTGTTGGAGCTGTCATCAGCGCCGAACGGGAGGTTGTTCGACTTGATGATCTGCACGTCGTCGATGGTGGTCAGCACGTGCGAGCGGTCGCTGGCCGAGCCGCCGTTGCGGTCGCGGTTCAGGTTCCGGTCGCTGCGGGCCATCAGGTACCACAGGCTGTTACCGAAGGCGGCGAAGACCGGCTGGGTCTGCACCGGGACGTCCTTGCCGTCCATGGTTTCCTTCGCCAGCGAGACGCCGTCGAACAGCGCGGAGGCGTCCGAAGCATAGCTGGCGTTGGTGAGGATCGAGCCGCCGGTATCGCCCGTGAACAGGGCGCCACCACGGGCCGCCTGGGTGATCCGGCGGATGACGTTGCGGTCGTAGAAGCGGGCGAGGGCGTTGCCCAGCTCCATGGCATACGGCGAGCGGAACTCGTAGTGCGCCAGGATTTCGTCGATGTCCGACACGAACACGCTGGAGACCAGCTTGTCGTCCGGGTTCACGGTCACTTCCTTGTGGGGGATTTGGTCACCGACGATCTCGGTGCCCGGGGTGTGGTACCCGACGGTCGTGCGCCAGATGGCAGGGAACTTGAACTGCTTGCCCTTGGCCAGCGTCTTGACCATGTGCTTGTCGCGGAATTGGACAGCGGTCTCGAAGGCCGTCAGAACCTCGCCGCCGAACAGCGGCAGGTACAGCTCGTAGTTATCCGAGCCGCCTTGCGAGAGACCGGGACGGGAGGGAGTGGAGTTGGCCACTATTGCCTCTTGTGATGAGTTGAGATGGGGTTGTGTCGCGGACGTCGTCGAGCTGCCGAGGGTCAGGGGTATCGCCCGCAGGCGGCCGAGGCTGGCTGGTCAAGTTGGTCGTGGACGGATGCGGGGCTTTCACCCGCCGCCCGGCTGGAGCCGGTCTCCTCAGGCGTCCCTGAGGGGGATTACGTGGTGGCGTTCATCAGGGTGATGATCGCCGGTTTGATGAGGTCGTTCAGGAGAGCGGCCCCACCAGCGTCGTTGTAGTGGACGGTCGGCTCCGAACCAGACATGGCCCAGTAGGTGCCGTTCCAGTTAGCCGTGTCGTTGATGGCGTGAGCCCCGGTGTCGATGACCTTGTCGAAGACGGTGCCCTCCAGCGCCTTGAGGGCGTTGTTGAAGGCGAGGCGCTTGGCCTCCGTCAGCTTGGTCTCGATCTGGCGAAGCGTGGTCCCGACCCAGACGATGGCGCCGAGGGCGCGCAGGGACTGCACGTAGTCGACGAAGCCGCCCGTCCCGTAGGTCGAGGTGGCAAAGCCGCCGTACAGGTACCGCGAGGGTCCGTCGGCATAGTCGTTGATCTGGGAAAAGTCGTTCGCCCCGGTGGGCAGGAAGGTCACCAGGGGGGTGTAGCCGGCCGCCACAGCGGCGCGGACGCGCTGCAGAAGGCGGGTCCTGCGGCCACCAATGGTGGTCCCGAGGTACCCCGTGTTGCCCGCCCGCGGATCGAGCCAGTAGTTGGTCTGGGTCTGGTCCCCGGAGGGATACAGAGCCGAACCGCCGACTGCCTCGCAGATCATGGGCAGGTTGT